GAAGTCCCGGTGGCGCATGCGGCAGCTGCTCTATGATTTCTTGAGTCACCCGTTGACCATGGGGGTATTCGTGTGGGTGCTATGGCTGGCGGTCATTTGCTGCACGCGGGCCTGGGGCCAGGTGTGGCAGCCGGATCGTGGACCAGCCGTGTTCGGGGATTTTGGACCAGCGGCGTTAACGGCCATGGTGCCTCCGCAGGATTCTTCGGTCACCACGACGACGTACGGGAAACCGACGCTGCCACCCGATCTGACGACGACGACGAAACCGACACTGCCGCCGACCACAACCACGAAACCGTCATCCACAACGACGACTACGTAGTTTATGGCGAATGGACCAGCAGGAACAGTGCCGGGTGTGCCATGGGTAGACACCTTCTCGCGTTTAGTGGTGCAGGTAGGCTTCCCGGTCGTGGTGGCAGCGGTGCTGCTCTGGTACTTGCTCACGAAGTTTCAGGCGAACGTGGACGTTATCACGATGCGGATGCAGGGGAATGCCGAAGCGTTGCTCACGTTCGTGAATGAAATGGAAACGCAGACGAGTGAACTGAAGATGCAGACGCAGGAGCTGAAGGCGCAGACGGGTTCCATGGCCGAACAGTCGAAGCTGATGCACCAGATTGCGAAAGATTCCGAGACACTGGTGGGCCTGCGGAAGCAAGAGTTGGAATGGATGCGAAGTCACAAATGATCGGGGGAAAAATCGAAACGGCACGGCTCGCCGTGGAGGAGGCATTGCGGACGGCAGTGAAGCAACCGGGTCGTGATGGGCGCTCCCTCGCACGGGATGCCGAGGTGGTGCACTTCCTGGCGGGGGCGCTCCGGCGGCTCGAACGGGCACGACAAGTGCTGATTGGAGCGGAGACATGACGATCGAGAACATCGTCTACCTGATCGTTGGGATGGGATTGGGCGTGGCGTTGAATTTTGCCTTCCACGCCATCATGGATCGGAACTACCAACTGCCAAAGGCGCCGTGATGGAGAACGGTGGCTGCCCGACGTGCCAGGTACTCCGGGAGGAGCTGACGGCTGTGCGGGCGGAACGGGAGAAGCTGATGGACCGCCTGATGGCAGCGCTGAGCCCGCCAGCGTACCAAGCGTTCTCTGGCGTGCCAGCGGCGGGCCAGACGATGAGCGGCCCGATCAACACCATCGTAGACGCGCAGGGAAACGTGTTCGTCGAAGTCGGCGGCAAGCTGGTGCCGCAGGCGGAGTGGCAACGCCTCGCAAGCGGGGCCGTGTACCTGGATGAGGCGGGCCGGGCCGTCCCGGCCGAGGAAGTGGATCGGGCCATGAATAAATTAAATGACATGATTGGCGGGGGCAAGTAATGAGGCGACGCGGACCAGTGCCGGGCGTGGAAAGCCCTGCGAGGAGGGAAGTCGTGATGAAGCGTCTATTGGGAGCTGCGCTGCTCCTCTGGGCAGCGACGGCGCAGGCAACGATCGTATGGACCGTGACCAAGCCGTCCGATTGCACAGGGCCGGGAGCGCCCTCGGGCTGCTGTGTGCTTGCAGCGCCAGGGGCGAATCCGGCGTGCTTGCTCAAAGAGACGGGGGGTGCGGGGTTTACGCGCCACTTCGATCTCCGCTCAGACGGCGGTGCGTATACGCTGGGCGGTGATACGCTCACGGCGGCACAGCTGGCACTGACCGGCTTGGCCTACGTGACGTGGGGATTTTGTCTGCCGAGCAACGGCATGGACGCGACGATCACCACGGACGTGACCGGGAAAGTAATCAACATCTTCTTATATACCACCGCGAATACGCAAATGACCGCAATCGCGATTCCCACGTCCGTGTATCTTTCGTGTACGTTCTACGGGCACTAATTCGTGGCATTGGAGCAGATGGCATCCGGCTCGCTCCCGGAAGCGAGCGGGCAGAATCGGGGACGCTCATTCCAGGGCACGGTCGAGCCACGCAAGCCCCTTCCGGGGTACAGCCCGACACCCGAGGAGCGCGAAGTCATCCAGCGGGTCGAGGATCGCATCCAGTACACGGGCCGGGACAACAACCGCTGGGCACTGGAACGGCAGATGTTTGAGACGATCGCCTTCTACTGCGGCATCCAGTGGATCGAATACAGTGAGTCGCAGCGGCGGTTCATGCGCTGGAGCGCGCCTGCCTGGTTCCCGACGCCGATGACCAACGTGATCGGGCCGCACGTCGGGCTCATGTCGTCGGCGCTTGCCCGCTCGCAGCCACAGGGGCGGGTGCGGCCCAACACGAACGAGCCCGCCGACTTTATGGCGGCGAAGGTTGCAGAGAAGCTGGTCGGGCGCTTCTATGACGTGACGGACGAGGACGAGCTGCGCGACATGGCGACGCTCATGGCGGCGCTCACTGGTACCTGTGTGGCCGAGGATTGGTTCAATCCCCGGGCGGGAAAGGTCAGTGTCGTGCCGCGCATGAACCTCGTGACCAACCCGGTGATGGAGCCGATCTCGCAATGCCCGAGCTGCAATGCGCAGGCGCCACCCGATCAGGTGGACGCGATGTGCCAGGGCTGCGGGGCGCCTGGCATGGCACTCGCCGCCCGGCAGAAAACCTGGCCGGATGGGACGCCGATCTCCACGTCGAAGATGCAGCCGGAGCTGGACGAGAACGGCGAGCCGGGGATGGACTACATTCCCGAGGGTGAGATCGAGAGCCGCGTCCGCATGCTGATGAACTTCTACTGGGATCCGAAGGCGACGAAGCTGAAGGATGCCCGGTGGTGCGGGGAAGCCTGCTACGTCGATCTGGACTGGATCGATGAGAACTACCCGGACCTGGGACCGCACTGCGGGACGGAGGAAGGGATCGATCAGCTGAACTTCTATGAGGCGTCCCTGATCGCCCTCATTGGCCCGTCAATCCAGGGCACCGCGCATTACGGGGCGACGCAATTCTTCCGCCATGGCTGCGTGCTGCGCAAGTATCAGGAAAAGCCATCCCAGAAATACCCGCAAGGGCTATTCGCCATCGTCGCGAACGGAGTGCTCCTGCACAGCGGGCCGTTGCCGATTACCGACGAGCACGGGGTGCCGACCGGGGATTTCAACTACACCGAGTTCCGCTACGACGTAGTGCCGGGTCGGTTCGCGGGGCGCACGCCAGCGGAGGACATGGTACCGCTACAGAAACGGATCAACGGCATTGATGCGCAGATCATTCTGAACCGCAAGACGATGTTGTCGCCGTGGATTCTCGCGCCGAAGGGTAGCGGGCTCGATCCCACGCGGCAGCACATGCGGCCCGGGGCGACCGTGCTCTACAACTTTGTGGGCGTCGGCGCGGCGCCCCAAGTCGTGCCGGGCACGCCGCTCCCGGCGACGATCATGGAGGAGCGCAACGGAGCGATCCAGGCGATGGATCAGCTCGCGCAGGATGCCACGGCCCAGCTGCAGCAGGACGCGCCTGCTGGGACGCGCTCGGGGATTGCGATGAACTTCGCCAAGGAAGCACGCGAGGAAGTCACCATTCCCCGCTTGCGGCGTTGGGGGCGTTGGATCGCAGAGCGGGACCGCAAGAAGCTTCTGCTTGCCCAGCGCTATTACCGCGAGCCGCGTATCGTCAAAGTGCTCGGCGTGGGGAATGAGTACCAGGCGCAGGAGTTCCAGGGCAGCGATCTCCGGGGTAACACGGATGTGACCGTAGACCAGGGCAGCCTCATCTGGCGGTCGCAGTCCGCACGCCAGCAGGCGATCATGGACGCGATCGAAGCGCAGATTATCAAGCCCGACAGCCCGATGATTCAGCAGAAGCTTATCGAACAGCTCGGGATTGAAGGGTGGGATACTGATATCGGTCCCGATCAGCGCCGGGCGAAAAAAGAGAATGCGACCATGGATGAAGGCGGGCAAGTCAACATTACGCCCGTGGATGACCATGACACGCATCTCTACGAGCACAATAACCGGATGAAGGATCCGAGTTTCGATACGCTGCCCCCGGCAGCCCGGCAAGCTTATCAGGCGCACACGCAGCAACACCAGCAGGCCCAGCAGCAGGCGCAGCAGGGTGCCGACCAGGCCGACATGCAGAAGCTGGGCGACCGCATCAAGATCGCGGCCCAAGAGCAGGAGGCCGGGGTCCAGGCCCTGATTGCAGATGGAATCCATACGCTCAAGATGGAGAAGAAGGGCATAAGCCCTGTCACGGGTGCCCCACAGCCAGGGGCTGGGTGATCGCGGGATGCCCATACCGTTCCCGCGTTGGCAAGGCGCCTCGCCACAGTAGGCGTCGAAGGAGCCTGATCGATGGGAGCCGCTGCTGCAGAAACCGCACCGATCGCACCCGAAGCCCCCGCTGGAGCGCCGAGCGCACCAGGCGGCGGCAGGGACGCGGGCGGTAGCTCACAGCAGGGGACGCCTGCCCCCAAAGGCCCGGAGGGCGCTCCGGGCACCGGAGGCCGCACAGAAGGCACTTCTGCGCAGCCTGCGGGCCAGCCGGTCGCTCCGGCTGGGGACGGGGGGCCAGCGGTACCCGGCAAGCCAGCGCAGGAGCCGCACGTCCCGTGGCGGAAATTCCGGGAAGTGCAGACCGAGCTGACGACTGCCCGCCGCTCGCATCAGGACGAGTTGGGGCGGGTGAACCAGCAGATCGCTGGCTTGACCCGCGAAACGGAGCAGCTGCGAGCCGTCAAGTCCGACTATGACGTGCTGGAGCAGCTGATTGACGAGAACCCAGACCTGGCTGAGCAGCTATTCGAGCGGGCCGGGAAGATGCGGCCACGGGCCGGGCGGGCGGCAGCACCGACGCCCGGGGCACCCGCGGGCGCATCCCCCGAAGTCCTCCAAGAGTTGAAGCAGCTCCGGTCCATGGTCGAGCAGGATCGCTCGGGCCGCACCGAGGCTGAGAAGCAGGCGCGGATGAGCCAGACCGATCAGCAGCTCGGGGAGCAACTGAAAGGGCTGCTCACCGAGCACGAGCTGGACGAAGCGTGGCTCCCGTCCGCACGGGAGTACGTGCTGAGTGTGGCCCGCCGCTATCCGCAGCTCGACATGGCCGAAGTCCCCTACGTGTTCGCGGAGTGGGCACGCCCGCTCCAAGAGCGCCTGAGTAAGCAGCTGACCACATGGCGCAACGGTAAGCTGGAAGATCAGCGCGTGCTGCCGCCCATGCCGGGCGGGAGTGGGCAAGCCGTGGTGGCCGGAGCGAACGGCAAAGGGGCCTTGGACCGGAACACGAAAGCAATTCTGGAGGAACGCCTGAAGTCCGCGCTCGGCTGGAAAAACGAGTAGCGGAGGATTTCCCCCATGGCAGTACCTGCCGTAATCGACAACATATCCGAACTATCCGCCATCCTCAAGACGGTGTTCGGAGAGGGCGTCGAACAGCAACAGAACCTGGCCGCGATGATGTATAAGCGGTTCGGGGAATCCGGTGTGCGATTCGGTGGTAATGCGTACGAGTTCCCGGCCCGCATGGCAAACACGCAGTCGGTCGGTGCTCGTGGCTACCGCATCTCGCTGCCGGAGCCCATCCTGAACATGGACGTCACTGCCCGCGTCCGACACAAGTTTATCTACGGCACGTTCGATATCACGGGACCGGATATCGAAAAAGGAAAAGGCAATGTCAATGCGTTCGTCAATACGTTGACGGACAAGATGCGGTCCCTCACCGAGATGATGCTGAAGGATCTGAACATGCAGACCTACTTGGACGGCAGTGGCGTGCGTGCCACCGTCCCGGCAGGCGCAGCGTTCACGACCGCGAACCTCGCCGTCGATCAGGTGAAGTTCCTGCGCATCGGCATGCAAATCAATATCGTCTCCGGGACCGATGGCGTGACGCTGAAGGGAGGGGCCACCACCTGGGTCGGAGATTCCGACGCGGGCGACTCGGCAGGCACCTACTTTCAGAAGCGGTACACCATCAGCAAGATCGACACCACCACATCGCCGCCGACCATCCAGATCTCCAATGCGGCGGGTGTCATCACTCCGATCAACAACATCACTGTGCCGAGCGGTATCGCCTCGGGCGACATGATCGTGCGGCACAAGGCAATCGGCGCGGAGCTGACCGGCTTCGGGGCGATCATCGATGATGGTGTGAACGATCCTGGCGCCAACATCCTGCAGGATATCGACCGGGTGGCGAACCCGCTCTGGCGCTCGAAGATCCTGAACGCCGGAGGCGGCGATATCACCCTGCCCATGATGCAGCTGGGCATGGACCTGCCCGAAGTCTCCTCGGGACGCCGGATCACCACCGTCGTCGGGAGCTACAACATGCGCGAGCGGTACCTGCAGGTGCTGGTCCCGCAAAAGCGCTTCACCGATCTCAAGCTGGACGGTGGTTTCCAGACCTTGGAATACAACGGGCGTGACTTCCTCGTGGACGTGGATTGCCCGGACGGCCAGGTGATCTTCCTGAACGACGACTCGATCGAGAAGTTCGGGTTGTTCGATCTCGCCTTCGTGGAGCAGACCGGCGGCATCTTGAAGCACGACTCGCTGTCCGCTGGTGACGTGTTCTACGGCTACATGCGGACAATCTGCAATCTCGGCACCACGCAGGCGAACGCGAACGCCAAGATCACCAACGGGATTGTAGATCCCAACTACGTCGTAGCGCAGTAAGGGGGCGCCAATGGCTGTACCGGCACACCCAGGACCACCGGGGCTGCAGATCACCA